GTCTGGACGTTTTACGGGTATGTCACCCAGTTCAGCGTTCAAGGAGGCGTCGATGCTGTTGTCGAAGCATCGGTGACGATTGAGATCGATGGCGACATCACGGAGGCGTAAGACGATGAACCTGCTAAGCAAAGAATCCATCCTTGCCGCCAATGATCTGCCGCTGGAATGCATTGCCGTTCCCGAATGGGGAGGTGACGTCATGGTGCGCACGATGACCGGAGCTGACCGAGATGCCTTTGAAGCGAGCCTGATCGGTAAAGAAGGTCGCATGGAGAACGTCAGAGCGCGTCTGGTGTCGCTCACGCTTTGCGACGCAGCAGGCACGCGACTGTTTACTGACGCCGAGGTGGCTGCCCTGGGAAACAAAAGCGCTCGCGCACTGGACCGGGTGTTTACAGTTGCCCAGCGCGTCAACGGCATTGGCACGGACGCGGTCGACGCCGCAAAAAAAGCCTAGATGCCCGGCCGGTGCGCCGCTTTGCCTTTCGGCTGGCGCTGGCTTTGGGCATGACGGTGCGCGACTTACTGCAAAAAATTGGCTCGGATGAACTCTCGGAATGGATGGCCTTCTATGAATTGGAGCCTTTCGGGGAGTTTCGGGCGGATTTTAGAGGCGGACTGATTGCGGCCACCTTTGCCAACGCCCACCGGTCTCCGCATTCCCGGCCCTTTGCCCCGGACGACTTCATGCCGTTCATCAAAAAGCAGTCTCCACCCGATCCATCCCAGCAGAACATTCGCCAATTCAAGGCCATGTTCGCTCATAGACTGAAAAAACATGGCTGATATTGGCTCCCTAGTCGTCAAGCTTGCCGCTGAAACGGCCGAGTTTCAGGCAGATCTGGGGAAAAGCGCGCGTCTCTTGGATAAGCACGCCAATGAGATGAAGGCTTCATTGCAAAGTGTCGCCAATGTGGCCAAATCCGCCTTTGCGCTTGCCGTGGGTGTTACATCGGTTGCCGCTATCAAGGAGTTTGTCCTTCAAACCATGGAGGCTGCGGCCGCTTTACAGGGGCTGTCTGAGCAAACAGGCGCCAGTGTTGAGGCGTTATCGGGATTTCAGGCGGTGGCGACCATTTCGCACACCACACTTGAGAATATTGGCGGGAGTCTGGCCAAGCTGGCCAAGGGTATGGCCGGAGTGGACGACGAGACGGCCGGCGCCACCAAGGCTTTGCAGTTTCTCGGGGTGGATGCTCGGGATACGGCAGGCAATCTGCGCGATCCGGCTGAGGTGATGAATGACATCGCGTTAAAACTGGCGCAATTCGAAGATGGTGCGGGGAAGACCGCGATTGCGATGGAATTGTTTGGTAAATCCGGCGCCGGCATGCTGCCCTTTTTGAAGGACCTGGCCGAGAACCAAGACTTGAATATCCGACTCACGGAAGAACAAGTCCTCGCTGCCGAGCATGCCATCAAAGCCATGGCGAGAACCCGGGCTGAATACAGCTACATCGCTCAGACGATTGTGACCTCGTCGATTCCTGCGATGAATGCCTTGGGCGAAGAGCTCAAGAAAATCTTGCTGGGCTCGGACGACGCAGTCAAAGGAATGCAAAAGCTCCAGCAGGACAAGTCGATTACGACGTGGGCCGAGACTGCTGCCTATTCGCTGGCGGTGGTGATCGATGCACTGCGTGCGATTGGCAAGGCCATCCAAGCTGTGGTCGGCAGCTTCCAGGCCGTCTGGGCCGATATTGAATTAGCGGGCACCTTCCTGGGTGGTGGTGAAGGGATGAATCCCTTCTCAGAAAAAAACCGCGCGAAATTAAAAGAAGCACTCACCAAGCGCAACGAGATTGTCCGGCAGGCGAACCAGAATTATGCGGACCTGTGGAATATGCCGCTCTTGGCAGACGCCCTAGAGAAGCGATTCGAGGCAATTCGACAAGGTGCTGGCGGTGGCGAGCACGGACCAGACGCACCGCGCAAGCGTCTGAACTACAACACAGCCGATGGTGCGAATGCGAGCAATGCCTTATCCGCCATGGAGAATCAGGTACGGGCATTGGATCGGGCTGTTGGTGAAGAAAGTTCACTCTTGCGCGACCGGCAGCGCATCATCGACACCTATCAGAGTTCAGGTTTAATCAGTACCGAGGAAGCAGCCACAGCGCGCGCTGCTGCCGAAGAAGCTTATTTGACCAAGATACGATCGATCTACGATCAGGAAGAAGCATTGGTCAAAAGGAGTCTGCAGACCAATGCAAAGTCGACCCAGGATAAATTAAAGCTGCAGGAGAAGCTGTCTGAAATCGCGTCCAAACGCTCGAACCTGGAGCGTGAAGCATCGCAGTCGAATCTGGAGAGCTTTTTCAAGCTATCGTCGATCAATGCCAGTCAGTCGATGGCCGGGATTGATAACGAGGTCAAAGAGCTTCAGCGCTTGGTTGATGAAGAGTCTGGCATCTTGAAAGATCGCCAGCGATTGATCGACTTGTATGAAAACGCCGGCTACATCAGCTTTAAAGAAGCCAGCCAGGCACGTGTCGCTGCACAAGAAGATTTCGTCAATAAAATCGGCGCACTTTACGCCGAGCAGGAACTGCTGCTTGAAGTCGCCCTGCGCAAAGACGCCAAGACGGTTCAAGACAAGCTGAAGTATGAAGACAAATTGTCCGAGATCGCCAAGAAGCGGGCAACATTGGAGCGCGATGCGCAGCAGTCCAATACCGAGCGTTTGATTCGCCAGCCCGCAGAGACCTTAAAAGATCTGCAAGAGCAGGCGCAGCGTGGTCAGATGGAATTGGCTTCAATTGAAGAGCAGATCAAGACGCAGCGCGAATCTCGGTCGATCTCCGAAGTCACCTCATTAACCTTGCTCTCGCAGGCTCGCCAGCGAAGTGCCGAGGAGTTGACCAAGCTCGCAGCTCAGGCTGAAGCTATTGCCTCAGCCTCGCCGGGTAACGAAAAATTCGCTGACACCTTCAAAAGCATTGCTGAAGCCGCTCAGCGAGCAGCGACCGCATCTGAACAGTTGGCTCAGCGGGCAAGAGAACTCTCTGATCCGTCAGCAGGTATCAGTAAAGCTTTGAAAGACGTCTCGGAAGAAGCCTCGCAGGTTGGTCGCCAGATGGAAAACGCTACCCGCAGTGCTTTCACCGGCATGACCGATGCACTGACGCAGTTTGTTTTGACGGGTAAGTTGAGTTTCAGGAGCCTTGCGCAATCCATCATTACAGACCTGATCCGCATACAGATACAAAGCGCCATTACCGGGCCACTGGCTAAAGCAATCGGATCCATGTTCCCCTTTGCCGATGGCGGCATCATGAGCAGCAGCGGTCCGGTCCCGCTTCGCGCCTATGCCTCGGGGGGCGTGGCAACTTCTCCCCAATTAGCGCTCTTTGGTGAGGGCTCCCGGCCTGAGGCTTATGTGCCGCTACCCGACGGTCGAACGATCCCGGTGTCCTTGCAAGGAAACGGAGTGGGTGCTGCCGGTGGCGACGTTTTCAACATCTCTGTGAACGTGACCGAGGCCGGTACAGCGGCTCGTGGGGATGAGTCGGGTGGGCGTGATTTGGGGCGAGCCATTGCCAGCGCCGTTCGGCAAGAGCTGCTTGCGCAAAAGCGCGCAGGTGGCCTACTGGATTCGCGGCGAGCTCTCTAAATGGCGACCTTCACCTGGATTGCCTCCACGGGCGCCAGCCTCACGATCCGCCCCACCGTTCGCCGCGTCGCCTTTGGTGACGGCTACGAGCAGCGACTGGCTTTTGGAATCAACACACAGCCAGAAGTGTGGTCGCTGGAATTTCGGGCAAAAACAACGACCGAGGCGGCTGTAATTGATGCCTTTTTGCGCGCGCGCGGTGCGGTCGAATCGTTTACATGGACCACGCCTGCCGGTGTGGTGGGCAAATTCATCTGCGAGGAATGGAGCCGGTCTGTGGATGAACCCAACATTGAAACCGTGCGTGCCACGTTTAAGCAGGTATTTGATTTATGACGTCTGCCGCAATCCACGCTGAAATACAAAAGCTCGCACCCAGTGCTGTTATTGAGCTTTTCGTATTGGATCTATCACTCTTTGGTCAGGGCATGGTTTATTTTCACGCCGGCACCAATGCATTACAGCAGCGCGTAGTCTGGCAAGGCAAAGCCTATGATGCATTCCCGATTCAGGTCGAAGGGTTTGAATTCAACGGTAACGGGCAGATCCCCAGACCCAAACTGAAGGTTGCCAACGTCACTGGTGCGATCACTGCCTTGGTACTCACTTACCAGGATCTGGTCGGCGCGAAGATTACCCGCAAGCGCACACTGGCCAAATATCTGGATGCGGTAAATTTTCCAGGAGGCGTCAATCCCACTGCAGACCCGTCTGCTGAATTTGCAGATGATATCTACTACATCGATCGCAAATCACGCGAGACACGCGATGTGATCGAGTTCGAGTTGGCTGCCTCCTTTGACTTAGAAGGGGTAAATCTGCCACGCCGGCAAATTGTGCAAAACGTCTGTCCCTGGCGATATCGCAGCAGTGAATGTGGCTATACCGGCACCAGTTACTTTGATGCGAACGACCAAAGAGTTAATGCCAGTTCGCAAGACATCTGCGGCAAGCGGCTCTCTTCCTGTCAGGCGCGATTTGGCCAAACGTCTGAGCTGCCATTCGGGGGATTTCCCGCAGCAGGACTGTTTCGCTAATGCTGGCTACAAACCAAACGCTGGCGTTCGAACACGCCCGCGAGGCCTTCCCACGCGAAGCTTGTGGGCTCTTGGTTATCCGTAAAGGTCGAGAGACCTATATCCGCTGTCGCAATATCGGCGTCGGGTCCGACCAGTTCGTGATCCACCCCGAGGACTATGCGGCAGCAGACGCCGAAGGTGAAATCATTGGCGTCGTACACAGCCACCCGGGGCTACCCCCTGAACCCAGTCAGGCCGATCGCGTTGCCTGCGAAGCCAGCGGTCTCATCTGGCACATCGTCAGTTTTCCATC